GTCTTGCTGCCGCTGAACGTCTTATCGTAATTGCAAAGAATGCTAAGAATGAAGAAGTCAAACGCAAGGCAAATAACGACATTCTTGATAGAAAATACGGCAAGCCTAATCAACCTTATTCCGTTCGCCAAGCAACTGCGAAAGAAATGAACGACGATGAGCTTGCTAAAATCGCTTTTGGGAATAGTTAGAAATAGAAATAAACTCCTCTATCCTCTATCCTCTATGCCCTTATCTCCACAACAAGCCGCTCAAGAACTTCTTCTTCGTCGCTCCGCACGAAAAGACTTTCGTTCTTGGTGTCTTCTTCGTGGCTGGCAACCTGCGAAACATCACGATTTAATCATCGCAAAACTCCAACAACTCGTTGACGACTTCCCTGATCCTACAACCAAGAAGTTTAAACACAAACGTAAGGTGATGCTTCTCATGCCTCCTGGGTCTGCAAAATCAACCTATACTTCAAAAGAATTCATTCCTTGGTTTTTGGGTCATTGCCCAGGTAGTTGCATATTAGCATCATCTTACTCGAAGGATTTAATCAACTCCTTCGGTCGCGCTGGCCGCAATATCGTAGAGCAAAACTCCAACATCCTTGGCTATGAACTCGAAAAAGACACGCGTGCATCGGACGAGTGGGAAACAACTAATGGAGGGCGTTACTTCTGCGCAGGCACTGGCGCAGGCATTGCAGGACATAGGTTCGACTTCGGCCTTATTGACGACCCCATTGGTACGGAGGAACAGGCTAATTCAAAAACTCATCGTGAAAAGTTGGGGCAGTGGTATTTAAACGACTTCACCCCTAGGGCAAAACCCGATGCTGTTATCTTTATCATAGCCAACCGCAGGCATGAACAAGACCTTTGTGGGCAATTACTAAATAAAACCGAGGACTTTCCCAATGGTCTCGCAGGGGATTCTGATGAATGGGATGTCATTTCCATTCCCTTTCGCGCGGAGTTTGACAACGACCCCCTTGGCCGTCAAAAGGGAGAGACTCTCTGGCCTGAATACTTTAATGAAGCGTTCATCCGCGCGGTTGATGGAAAGCCCGCAAAGACTCGCGCGGGACTCTACCAACAGCGTCCTTGTCCCGAGACAGGAAATTTCTTCGACTCTTCCACTTTTGAAGGCTATCGAGCAAATGAACTTCCTCCCCTTAACGAGTTAAAAATATACATAACTTCCGACCACGCTATTTCTAAAAAGGAAGAAGCCAATAAGAGTTGTTTTGGTGTGTGGGGAGTTGACTCGAAAGACAACCTCTGGCTTCTTCCTGAAATTTTTTGGCGTCGGGCTGACGCCTCCGAACAAGTTGAAGCGATGATTAAACTCGCGAAGAAATATTCTCCTATTTGTTGGTACGCGGAAAAGGTACATATAACTCAAGCAATCGGCCCATTTTTATCGAAGCGCAAACGTGAAACGAAAGTCTATTTTAACGTCAAAGAAATTACTTCCAAGAAGGACAAACGTTCACGTGCGTCTTCAATTGAAGGTCGTATGTCCATGCACAAGGTTTTCTTTCCGAAATTCGCAAGTTGGTGGGACGATGCCGAATACGAACTGCTTACCTTCGACGGAGGTAAGGATGATGATTTTGTAGACATGTGTGGGTTGATTGGCAAGGCGTTGAATTCACTTTCTTCCGGGGAAGAATCGGAAGTTGACAACACTCCTAAAGATATCAATGTCAATCAAACTCCTTGTTTAAACTTTGCCTGGTTGAAGCAACAGGCTAGAAACCAAAGGTTAAAGGAGGAAGTTGAAGTTCTTTATAATTAAGTAATATAATATGCCTCTTGATTTACAACAACAACAACAACAACAACAATTAGGTACCGGCGAGAGCACCGCAGGGGCGACCAGTTCTATTTCTACTTCTTCCCCTTCTTCTTCTTCTTCTTCTTCCTCGTCGTCGTCTAAAATCTTTTCTAAACCCAAATCCGACGAAAAGGACAAAGAAAAGAACGATGAAAAATCTACAAGCGACGCACTTGCAATCGCCTCGTATATAAAAGAATGGCTCGGTAAAATAAAGAAGAGCAAGAAAAAGTTTCAAAAAGATTTCCAGCGGATGCGGGACAATATGAAATTCGCTGGAGGTATTCAATGGCCCGGACAAAAAACCATTGACGATCGAAAATACATTGCGAATGTTGCTTTGCGCGAAGTACAAGCGAAGACCGCGCAGCTTTACGCACGCAATCCCACCGCTGAATATACTCGCCGTAAGCGCAAAGACTACCTTCTTTACGACGGCAAGTTGGAAAATATCATTCCTCTTATACAGAAAGCAGGAATAGGAATGCCGTTGAATCCTAGCGAAATGGCGTTGATCGCGGACTTCGCTCATGGACAACAAGCTGAAGAACAGATGAAACATGTTGGAGAGACCCTTGAGATTTTATTTCAATACGCTCTTGATGAACAAGACATCGAATCAGGCGACGCAAAGGTACAGTTAAAACAATGTGTCCGTCAAGCGATTGTAACAGGTGTTGCTTTCTGCCGTGTGTCTTTTGTTCGCGACATCGAACATCATTTCACCTCCAATGGGATGTCGGATACCTTTTTGAACAAAGCTACAATGGCACGTTCTTATCTTGAAAAGGTTGAAGAGGGGGATATCCAACAAGATGATAAGCGCCAGGAACAGTTAAAAGCCTTGCTCAACACTCTCGCTGTTACTGTCGGCAATGAAGACGGAGCTCTTGCTGAACGTTTAGTCTTTGACTTCCTTCCTTCAACTTCTGTTATAATCGACCCTTGTTGTAAGAATCTCAAAGGTTTCATAGGTGCACAATGGATCGCTGTTGAATATCATCTTTCTATAAAAGATGTTAATGACATGTTTGAAACGGACATTAAAGAGGGCAATCTTAAAAAGACAATGTCCACCTCCGAAGAATACGGAAAGAAAGACACCGTCGAATCTGGAGATTTATCTTCTCAACCGAAAGACAAAGACAACGCTAAATGCTGGCTTTATGAAATACTTAACCGACGTGACGGTAGCCACTTTTATATTGTTGACGGCTATGATAAGTACTGTCTCGCGCCTGAATCTTTGGAACCTTCTGTGCGTGGTTTTTGGCCTCTCGCTGTACTTACTTTTAATGATATCGTTACTGAGGAATCTAACCAAGAACTAACGATTTACCCTCCTTCAGACATTCAGCTTTTAAAACACGCACAGAAAGAAATTAACCGAATGCGGGAAGAGCTTCGCAAGCATCGTAAAGCTAATTCCCCTGGTTGGATTACGCGCAAAGGCTATCTTACTTCTGATGATAAAGAACGTCTTGAGCAAGCTCCAACAAACGCTGTGACTGAGCTTGAAGGTGTACCGGAGAACATGGCCCTTGAAAAGGTTTTTATCTCTCGTCCGCAAGTACCTATTGAACCTTTGGTCTACGATACAACGACATCGAATCAAGACATTGTTGCAACCACCGGCCAGCAGGTTGAGCAAGTTCCACAGAAACAAAAGGGAGGTACTGCAACTGCTGCACAGCTTAATGCTCAAGAAACTATGTCTGTTACTGCAAGTAACGTAGACGATCTTGACGATTTCCTTTCGCTAATCGCACGCATATCTGGTGAAATGCAGTTGAAGGAAATGAATCCTGATACTGTGAAGAGAATTGTAGGCATTGGTGCTGTGTGGCCTATGCAAGACAAACAAGATTTTCTGGACCAGATTATTTTAAAAACTCGTGCCGCGTCTTCTGGTCGTCCGAATCAAGTACAAGACTTAAAGAACTGGCAAATCGTTGCACCTGTCTTGCAAGCCGCCGGGGCTAATCCCCAGTTCATGGTACGTGAAACCTTACGTCGCTTGAACGATAACATGGACCCTGAAGAAGCCTTTCCTTTAGTTCCTCCTCAAGGAATGTTCGGTGGTGGAGCCGGGACTGTTCAACATCCTCAAGGTGGTGAGCATCAGCCTAGTGATCAAGAGCAACATCAGCCAGGGTTGACTACTCCCCCACAACAGAATCGTCCGGGGCCTGGGCCTGGGCAAATAAAGAAGTAAAATTTTATGGGTAAACTACACATATCTGACGTTAATTCCGGTGACTCCTCGTCAGAAGCCACGCAGGGGACTGGCCAAGTGTCTCAAGTGTCTCAATCCTCGGGGGACGTTAAGCAAGATCAACAGACCTCGTCCACTGCTGATGATGATAATTCCGAACAGCAATCCTCCACAGAAGACGTAAACTCTGAGGAGAAAAGCGAGTCCGTTGAAGATATTAAATCTCGTATTAACGAGAAGTATCGCAAGGACAAGAACGAAAA